ATCCAATTCCCTCTTCGAAAGTTAAGAACGCTTTAGGTATTCTTAATGATGCAAATAATTTTCTTTGTAAGTATTCGATGTCGTCAATAATTGCGTATTCCATTCCACTTAATGTATCGATTTCAGTCCCAGTGTCGCCACCACGAACTGGGAAGAAAAAATCTTCGTTAATATTCATCATATTATATTTAAGGTTATATTCTCCAGTTGCTTGGTCTATAAATGGAGTCCTTCTCATACCATTCATGATGTTTTCCATATGGTCGTCAATCTCGTCAGGTGCTAATGCGCCAACATCTATTTTTATAATTCTTTTTTCAGGTGCTCTTGTTATTCTGTGAATAAGCATAGCATCTTCCATAAGTGTTAATTGTTGCCATATCTTCCTACCACCTTCAAGCATACTTCGACCATATGGGAAGTGAAATACATCGCCTAACAATCTAAAGTGAGCTACTTGAAATTCTTCTAACATATCTTTTTTATCACCAGCTATAACAAATTGTACTAAGTATGGATTGTCTTCGTCAACGCCTTCAAGTCTTTCGACTTCATACGGCGATAATATTTTAATGTTAATAATGCCCAAATCTTTATGAAGTTCTAAATATAAATAACAATCTCCGAATTTAGCCATATTTCTGATTCAGCCTCATAAATTAAATGGGATATTCAAAATGTCATAAAATAAATTTTGTAATATATCTTCTATATTTTTATTATCAGTCGTAATAGATAAGATATCCTCGAACTCATCTCTTGTAGTTGATTCTTCTGCGTAAAGATCAAGTGCCGATGACAATATCGGGTCTCTATCCATTTGCATATAATCATTATATAGCATTTGATGATCAATAGAACCTTGAATTGCTCCACTCGCTTCTTCTAATTTTGCGTATGTTTTCATACGAGAATATTTGCCAGATTCACCATGACGCATTTGAAATCCGTCCGCATCTACAACTTTTACTTTTTTCTTACCAACGTATCTTACAATCACGTTATTAGAGAATAATCTTCTCAACCCTCTATAAAAATTACTTGTTTCTTGTGCCATATTTTAGCCTTCCTTTTATAAGAATTCTCTTAAATTCATTACTTGCCCACTTACTGACGCTTTCCATGGGTCGTCATTATCATTGTCATTATACATTTGCTTTGAAGTTAATTTGCCTGTATATTTTAACATTCTTTTCGTTGATTTAACACTTTCTTGTAATAAAGTAATTGCCGTATCTCTTACGTACAATCCTATTGCCGCTGACAATGTTAAGTCGTCTCGCTTACCACTAATGGCTTCTGCTTTGCCACCCTTTTTATATATAAAAGTTAATAACTCATTTAATAATCTATTTGAGTGTACTATGACAGCCTCTTCTCTAAAAAATCTTTCCATTTTATTTATCATTAATGGTCTTGTTATCATTGTATTACTAAATCCTGGAACTTTATCATCATTTGATTTTAATAAATTTTTTACTCGTTTGCCAATATCAGCTTTTGTTCCTGCTTTGCCAGAATAATATAAATTGCCATATCTTCTATGTAATGCGCCCTCTATGGCCGCATACCCAAGCCCGTTATTTTCTATTACTAATAAAGCACTATTGTATTCGAGTGCTACGTTTACTGTCCAAGTTCCTAAGTCGTACGGGTCAATTAACCCAACATACTCGCCAACTTGTTCGAGTGTTTCTATATCTCAAATATGAAATGCTGACTTGTCTTCTGAGTCACCACGTGAAACGTCAACAGAAACTATATACTTATGATTTGCTTCGGGATATTTTCATATTCAGAATTTTCCGGCATATCTTTTTTCTATTGGGTCACATGCATTCTTTTTTCTATGTGCTTCTATTATTTCCAAATCAATTACTGAATCACCAGAAGTAAGGAAAGAACAATCATTCTCTTGAGACGCCCTCTTCTTGCCTAATTTCTTATCTTCATTGTCTCTGTAAATTTGATCTCTTTCCGGGTGTACGCTTCATGGCAATCTAATGGTATGGAACTCATTATCGCCTGATTCAGCATCAACTCATAAATCGTGAAATTGATTACCAACACCTTTGGGAGTTGATAAAATAATACAATCACCACCAGTTGCCAATGTGTTGCTTGCGGCTGTCCAAATCTCCCTTGCTAAATTTTCTTTTACAATCGCACACTCATCCCAAATTAATAATGATAATGCATCAGAACGACCAGCGTCATCGGTTGCAGATGTAGCTTCAACAGTTGAGCCATTTATGAATGTAAGTTTTGTTTTACTATCTACTGGTAATTTACCGTTTTCATTTTGCACAATTTTTTGCAATCATCTCGGTAAGTTTTTGTAAATAGTTGATATTTTATTAATCATACTATTGGCAACTTTTGCTTTATTTGCTATAATCAATACTGTTTTGTTATCATGGAACATTAATAGTCATGTCGCATAAGCCGAAGTTAAAGTTGAGATGCCTAACTGCCTTGCTTTTAAAATAATGTTATATCGGTATTTTAAAAACTCTTGGATTGCTTTCTCTTGATAATCAAACAAATCAAATTTTATTAAACCTTTTAATGGATGTTGAATTTTGCAATATTTTATCATAAAATATGCTGGGTCTCTTGCGCATCTGCTCATTTCTTTTTTAATAAGCTTTCGCATTTCCATTATTTTAATTTGCTCTTCTGTTGGTGTACTCACAATTACCCCCCTACAACGTTACTAGCAACTCACGAACCTAAAATAATACTTCCTGCACCGAATATATAATACGCTCATTTTTCATATTTTTCTCATCATTTTGGTTTTTGTAATTTATTTATTTCGTTCAATGTTTTAATTTGTCTATCTTTGTAAGACAAAATTAAGGAATCTGTAATGACCAAGGTTTCATAATTCTCTATTTGTATTTTGAATTGACCTATTAACTCATCTTTTATTTCATTTGCTTGCTGTAAGCTATCAACTTTTACAGCCAAGGTTTTTAATTCTTCTTTGGACAACGGATAAAATTCTTTTGATGTGCTATCTATTACTGTCATAATTTCCTGTGCAAATATTGGAAATGTTAAGCATAAAATTAATAATACTGGCATAATCTTTTTCATATTGCTATCCTTTATTTCTTTGATAAATTTTTGAATTTGAATTTACCGAAAAATCTTGTTCTTTTCGCCTTCTTCGTTAAATGTTTCACATAATTTCTAAATATATCATTTACTAACCTAGAGGCCTCATCTCTATCCGCCTCTACGCCTTTGTGCTTAATAAGATTATCAACATTCTCTTCAATGACGGTTATAACACTTTTTATCATTTCATTATCTAATAAGTTATAAAAATCTTTATCACTCAATGCAGATGTTATATTGTCTGCAAAACTTTCCCTTATTACCTCTTCCTTGACCATTATTCTTATTTCTGATTTTTTCATATTATCATCCTTTATTTTATTTTCTTTAAAAATTTAGATAGGTTTTTAACTTCGCTTTTTTCATTTTCTGGCAATTCATTCCAAAATGAATCGTCGCCACTTATAAAATTATAAAAATTATCAAAAATTCTATCCATCGTTTTTGTTATTTTAATTTTCTTAAAAAATTTTGCCAAAACTGGTTTGGTATATCTCACTTCTTGTAAAAATTCAAAATCATCTGAAGTTAAATGTGACAAATCTTTGTCTGGTTTGTTAGGAATTGTATAAATATATATATCCCTGCCAATTGGATTTTCGCCAGCCATATAAGCCAAGGCAGAATACGCTCCTAACATTGCGCCACCAATATATTTCGAGGCAGAAAGCTCTTTCTTTTCGCTTTGAGCTATAACGTTGCCTGTGGTAAACACTAAGTTTCCGTCTTCATCTGTTTCTTCGTAATGACCTTTCGGCTTTAAGCGAACATTATTGCCAACATACTTCATTAAGGCTCTGTAATATTGATTTGTAGAGCCTTCGAAAAGTAATGATTTAAATTTTAATGTGTTCATTATATTTATTTCCCATTGATAAACTCTTTTAAAAAATCTATCGTTTCGTCGATGTCAGTTGTATCGACTTTTGGTTTAATTTCTTTAAGCTCTTTTTCTAACTCAACAATACTTTTGTTAGTTTCGTCTATATCGCCCTCATTGTTTTCCTTTTGTTCTTCAAGCTTTTTTATTTCTTTCTTAATTTCTTTAACTTGTTTTTTCTTTTTCTTTATTAACAAACTATTAATATTTGATTGTGGCAATAATATTATAATTGCCGCAACTATAACGATACCTATCAATATTCGAATCAAAGTTTTTGCTTGTATTTTCATAATTACCTCAATTTATCCAATAACTTTTTTGCTTGCATATAATAATGACTAGCCTGACTGAAATGCTTTTCGGCGGTAGCAAACGCTCTACCTGGTGTAGTATTCTCAAGATTATTTTGCTTAATGTATTCCTTTGCCTTTCGCCTATCTTCGTCAGTTTGTGTCAGTGCTATGGTTAACGGCACCAATACTTTTCCATTATATTTGCCTTCAAAAATAATATCTTTCATTTCGTTTAATTCTTTATCATTAATCATACTTATTACTCCTAAAAAAAATGCGTCTCTAATCAAGGCAAGTGCGTTTTCCGAAGTATGTTTTCTTTAAGTAACTTCATATACGTTTTAACAAGGTTCGGGCGTTCTTTCGCCTTTTTCAATAATTTAGCACGCCCTTCTTTTGTCATTAAAATGTTCCCAATTCTTGTTGTTTTAAAATATCATCAACATTCAGAATGACTTTAGTTTTACCTTTTTCCCATTTGGGCTTTAATTGCTTTACTAACTCATCTTTGGCTCTGTTATTAAACTTTCTAATTCTATAATCTTTAATTAATTGTTTAGCAATTTTTAATGCATCATTTTTATAAGCCTTCCCTGCTATTGCGAATGATATACTCGTAAGTCCCTCATGCATAACGTCCTCCCCTAATTCATCTTTAATAAAATCATCAAGCGATTTATCGTATCAGTTTAATTTAGTATGTCCAAGGTTATCTGGGCCATAGGCAATGGTTTCTTCTTTAATCATTTCTTTAATCATTACTCTAACTTCTGATTTCTTTAACATTTACTATCTCCTAAAATATTTTTTAATTAAACTTTGTCTTTGTCTTTAATATCTGGTTTTACTTTTAAAAGTTTTCCCGATACACCTGCAAGTTTGTCGCCAACATTACCACCAACATAAATGAAAAATATATTTTGTATAAATGTCGCTAACATTGTAAATGTTACAACGTAAATTCCTTCTTTCTTAAGAAACATAAGTCCTATTGCTGTAGCAAGTAATACAGCAAACCCAATAAGCTTTCTACTAAGTCCAATATCAATTACAACGCCATCTTTTAATGATTGTGTTACCTTTGCTCCTACATTACCTAAGGCATAAATTCCATATAATCACATTGCATAACTTGACCATTCCGGAAATGATGCTCTATTTGTCAAGATGAAAAATAATCCAATTGCATATAATACTGCAACTGTAATAACTTTTTTGCTCGTTCATTTTTTGTTTTTGTCCATATTCTTATTCTCCTTGTTTTTGTGCTTTCTTCCAATTTTTTCATTCGCCATAATACTTTGATGATGCCAGTATTAGCCATAGTGTTCCAAAAAATGCTAAATTTTTATAATTCATTGCTTTGCCATTTAAAAGTTTTGCAAATTCCAATCAAACAGAAAGCATACCCATAACTAATGATGATGTGTATACCGTGTCTTTTAATGACATTACATAGTGCTTAAAGTCTTCGGTTAAAGGTTGAATGTCTTCTTTCATTTGCTGAAGTTTATCAATTTCACTTAAACTTTTATAATTGGTATGAAATTTCTTATTGATAATTGTCAATGCAAGCTCTTCGTTGCCAGAACTCGTTATTTCTTTTTTAAAGTCCGCTCAACCTTTGCGTATCATTGAAACAACTTTATTTATTGGTTGTTTCGCTAAATTTTTAAACATTTTTAATAATTCGCCAGTACCTTCGGCTAAAATAATTTCTTCTTTAAGAATATTTCTTACATCGTTATTATTCATTATTCTCTGATTCCTTTTCTTCGTCGTTAAGTTTCTTTTCTATAATATTTAATTGTGCAATATTACCCTCAAGTATTTTACGTTTATTTTCAACGGTAGTTTGGGATACACTTCAAGTTTCTAACTCACCAGTTTCATTACCAACAACTTGAAAACTTTTTGATAAGTTTTCTAATTGCTCTTCTAACATTTTTTTATTATCTCTAATTTGAGACAAAGCATTTGCACGAAGTTTTTTCTCAACATGAGCTTTTCACGTACCTTTTATTCTCATCTTGCCTTCTTCTTCAATCATACAATCTGAACATTTTCCTTCCATGTTTCATGGCTTTTTGTCATAATATTTTTTCATTACCTTGCCACATTCAGGGCATACTAATGGCATTTTATTTTCATCTCTTATCTCTTGCAATATCTTTGATTTCGTACTCATATATCCGCCACGATGCTTTGTCATTTCGGTACCGAATTCTTCCCAAACGTCGCCTTCTTTTTTATCTCTTCTGATGTCAGCAAGCTTTTCATCTTTTGATTTCGTTGCGCCCATGAAATATGATGTTGATTTTTTATGACCATCATCTAATATATTTTGTATTACCTGTGTATTTGTTCTTCTCATTGCTAACCTCTTTCTTTAGTATTTTTCAAACCTAATGTTTTTTTCTTTAATGCATATCTGTTATCTTCTATTTTACTTCATGTACCTTTAATTACAGAATTGCCAGTAGGTTTCCATTCAAATTTCATTAATCTATCAACAACACTATCCTGGCTTGTTCCTTCGCTTTGGTATGCCGAATAGGCTGTGCCCATATTTTTTGCATAGCCATTTATTACGCTGGCACTTACGCCCCTACCTTCCATATTTTCTCTAAACTTATCTCTTTCAATGCATAGCTCTGGAGTTATCTCTAAATAAACAATTGTAGTATTAAATCCTTCCGCTTTGGCGTCTGTTAATCTGTCTAATATTTTTTTATGTTTGGCCGCAACTGTATCAATTATTAAAATATTACCCGCTTCTATAACTTTTGTTTGTCATAATTGCTTATCAATTACTTTCGCTAAATCTCTAATATCGAAATACGTTGCATAAAAAAGTTTATAAAATACTTTAAAATAATTTTTAATACCTTTACTTTCGTTTGCCATCCACCATTCGTAAGTTATTGGTATAACACGCTCCTTGAATTTATTATCAACATACGTCGTATCAGCTTTAAACTTTAATATATCAATCTTATCTTTAACGTTTTTCTTTAGCCAAGCAAAGTGATCAACCGCTGTTTGATATTGTAGTCTTCTAACTTGGTTATCTGAGTTTATTACCTTATACCTTTTAAAGGCTGGCAATATTTTGTGTAAATCATTATTAATAAACGTACTTTTCCCTGATGCTGGTAAACCCATCAATACCAAACATTGCTTTTTTAAATCATCCTTAAACTCAAATAAAAAATTATCTACCAATTCAATAAATTTAACATTCATTACAATCTCCTTAATATTCACCGAAGTGATTAATCCACACTCTTTCTAATTGCCTAACAACATCTACTGAAATCGTCACGCCATTATATTTTATCGTACGTTTCTTTGAGTCGTAATCGCTTAATTTTACTTTCCCAGCTACCGATTTAGTTTCTGTCTTTGTAATTGTATCTAAGCTCATTATTAAATACTTAATTGAGCCTTTATCTATTTCTACATTTTTATTTTGCTTTCACACTACAAGTTTATCACGTTTTGGGAAAACATCAAAATCATCCTTAAATGATGAAAATTTAGTTTTTTTTATTTTTCCTGCCATAATATTTCTCACCTCTTCTATTACAAATTTGCGAAAATCTTTTTTATTCATTACTATTCCTTTCTGCAATCTAAATCTGTGAAATCAACATTCTTATAAATCTCTTTAAGACTTTCCGATAATTCAACAATGCTTTGTGCGTTTTTATTATTGCCACAAATGTTTAGTTTATCAGCCAATTTGTATAAACTTGTTTGTGCTTGTTGATAAATCTTTGATGCCATGTAAGCGTCTTCGCTTTTATATCCACCACCAACAAATTCTTCTAATCCTCTCATCACTTCACCTTCTGGTGTAACCATAAAGTTTCTCCTATTTTAATTGTAATCCTTCTATTTCTAATAACTCATCAACAACACGTTCCTCTAAAGGTTTCGTTTCCTTACCACCTTGAATTCCGTCTTCCGTACCCTTAATAGTTTTCGTTGTATCTATCGCTCTTTTCTTTTCTTCAGTATCAATTTTATGTACAAATGTAAATCCAGTTATAAGAGCAACATTCTTAATTCATTTTCTCCAAGCATTGTACGCCTTTGTGCCTTTCCAGTCTACGCAACTTGTTGGAGTTGCTTTGCCTGGCACGCCTGCTGGGAAGAACGTATTTGCAATCGCATCCCCATAATCATCAGAATTCTTATAATTTTTGGCAACACCAGTTACTAAATAATCAATTATTTTCATACCGCCCTTCTCTGCTACCTTTTTTACTTCTTTGGAATAATGCCTATAATTGACATACCAAGTTGCGGGGCCATCATCTGCATCGGTTCCATTAATTGGGCTTGCCGTTACTTCTTTTAACAATTCCTTGCCTTCGCCTAAATCATCTAAAAATGTATCCATTAATCCAACAGCGTCTTCTTTAAATAAATAGTCATTAATTATATTTTTTATCTGATTTTCGCTCAATTTATTGCTTTCTTGAAATTTATATTTAGTCATTAACCATTTATACTCAGCAGTTGTCATTCCTTTGGGAAGTTTTAACGTTTTTATTCAAGCTGGGTCGCTTGAAAACTCTCTTCTACCTTTAATATGTGCTAGTTTTTTTAATAACGGTGCGCTCTCACTTTTTTTAAATGAAGATAGTGGAACTAATTTTGCGTCTGGATGATCACCCAAGCCGCTAGACCCTAACGTGCCTGAAATAGATTTGCTGTATATTTCAATTTGCCAAGATTTGTCTTTCTCAAAATCTATTTTAAGTTTTGCACCAACTAATCTAAGCATATCTCACAACTCATCCTTTGTTTTTGGATAATTTCAAAATGATATTACTTTATGTTTTCTTCAAATGCGACCACCGTACTTATACGATCGATCATGTGGCTTACCTGGTTTCGAAACCCATACGGTTCAATTTTGCAAACCATTTCCATCAATACCAAACGAAATTGTTTCTGACGTTCCGGAATGTAATATACCACCTTTATATTTAACTTCATCAGGATGTTCTATTAATGTGAATTTATCTAATTCTTTATCTGATATTTCTAATGCTTCTTGGAATTTATATTTAGTCATTAAGTATTTTGCTTCTGCGGTACTCATACCTTTAGGAAGTTTTGTGTTCTTAGACCACCCGCCACCACCTTTTTTAAATAATGGCGATAGTATGTGCAATTTCGCTAATTCTGATTTTGTTCTTTTACTACTTCCTGCATAATCTTTTGTTGGAATCAAGACGCCATATTTATTTCAATGTATATCATCAAATATTCCAGGTTTGCCGTTTGGCAATGGAAGTATTTCAACCTCCCAATCTTTGCCTAATATATTTTTTTTAATATATTTATGGTTGCCTAATTCTTTCATTAATTTATTAAATTTGTTTATTGGTGGGTATTTCCAAAATGAAATGACTTTTTTATTTATTCATATACGGCCGGAATAGGCCATAGCAACCCTACCATCTTTGGAGTCCGGCGTCAAATCATCGTGGCTTTCACTTCTGCCTTTGCCAACAAGTAATTCGCCATAAAGTCATCCAAAAGCTCTTCCGTCTGAATCTGTAAACGAGGCTTGGTTAGTTACATAATCTGGGTTTTCATTTAATACAATCTCACTTAATTCTTCATCTGATACTTCAAATCCTTCTTGATATTTATATTTTGTTCTAAGCCAATTGTATTCTGCTTGAGACATTCCTTTGGGAAGTTTCTTTGTGCTTACAGGCTTGCCAATAACTAACTTTTTTAATTCTGGGTCTAAATGAATTTTTCGTCTTGCTTTGGCACTTCATTTTTTTTCATAATACTCATTTTCTCTTCCAAAATATTCTAATGGAATTAAATTAGG